TACTGTGCGCGGTCTGCGAACTTTGCGCTTCTTTGGCGCTTTTTTAGCGACGCGTCTTCTTTGTGCCATTTGTAATCCTCTCCCTTAGAACTAACTCAAGGGTAGATTCTAACTTGTCAAGCCTCGAAATCAGCGGAAGGTTCTCGAGTTTTATTATGTATCGAAGTCCGGCGATTAGTAGGCCGATTGAGCCTAAAACCGAAGCTACGAAGGCCGCGACGTTACTTGCGTCCATACTGCGGAGAATTCTTATCCGCCCAGCGAACGGCTGGAGCTGTGATTGCGCCAATCAAGACCGCGTATTCGGGGGCGAAATCGAGAAGCAAAGAGACTCCCATAGTTACAGCTGAGGCGGCTACGGCTAAACAGTAATCCTTGAACGCTTCCTTGAACTGAGGACTTTTAATGCGAGCTATTAGGTCTTTCATTTATTTTTCCCTTCGAGGTCGAACCAACTTCGGTCTTGATCTCCCGATGGATTGAAACTTATATGGATGTGGGACTTGTGCGGATTGCTTCCGGTGTATTTACGCCAACGCCACCGGAGACGAGGGGAAGCAATACGGCCATCATAAATAACGTATTTGATTCGCTTGTCGCCTCGCTTCGCGCAAAGTCTAATTCGCTCGGCGAGTGAATGAGCTTCTTCTTTGTGAGCTTGAAGGTCGGAATCAACATCTATAGCTCTGACGATTCCATCAACCGGGATATGGTCTGAAACGCCTTTAGCGAGATGGCGACTATCAGCAATCCAACCATCGCTACGGCGATCGCGGCTCGGATAATCGTCATCTATTTGCTCTCGAAGTTGGACACCAGCTCGGCATAACTTAGCCAAGTAGTATTCTCGCTTCTTCTTCGCTTATTCCAAGGCGCTCTAATAAAGCTTCTCTAGCCGATTCTTTTGCTTTTTTCTCGGCTTGTGCGTTAGCAAAAGCAATTTGGTCTTTTTCATATTGCTCAAATTCGGCGTCAGTCATTTCGCGTTCAATTTCTTCGCCAGTCTCAAGATTCGCAATTTTAACGATTGGTTTACTCATTATTTAACCCCATATACATAGACAGTTCCACCAGTGAAGTTAGCGTTTAATCCCAAAAATGTAATGCTACTAATTGCCGCAGTCTGATTATAAAAACTGCTTAAAGGCAATATGTTGAAATTTGTTGTGGTTGTCGCATTAACTTGAATTGAAAAACCTTGTAACATTTTCCAAGTTGTTGTGTTCGCATAATCAGGAATTGTAAAATAACTTAAATTCGTTGCTACGCTGTTATCCTGAGCATTAGAAAATTCTAAATATGTTTGACCAAAACTTTGATTATTTTGCTGGGTATAGCCTAAAGCGGAATAACGAGTATTAGAATCTGAATTAAATCTACCGATTAGAGTATCGCCGTCGTGACTGGTCTTAAAACCTTGAACCACAACAAAAAGATTGTAATAGGTTGCTGGGATTGATGAAACAGTTGTGCTTGCGCCAGATAAGGCAGTTCCACCAGTATTTATTAAAGTCATTCCACCAGAAGCCGGAGTTGCCCATTCAGGCGCCGTAGCACCGGAATTAACAGTAAGAACCTGCCCGGCTGTGCCAATCGGTAATGAAGTATTGACGTTTGATGTTGCTGATCTATAAGCAATCGCGCCAGTTGTAGTTTGCGGATTGAGATTTTTTGTAGTTGTATCAATCGACGAGCCAAGTGTCCGAATGGCAGACGCGCCATCTTTGACGAGAGCTGTATCGTCCGGCGTTGTCCAGCCGTAATTTGTTGTCGTTGCCATTGTTCTCCTTTAAGCGACTATTGTAGCGTTAAGCCAATCTAGGGTTGGGGATATTGTCTGCCAAGTCTCGGTTGCCGGGACATTGTTCCAGCGGAAGGCTTGGAGAGAGTAAGCGATAGGTGAGACATTGAGAGTTAGTCTTAGGCGGTTGTAAGAAGCTGTCCAAGTCCATCCTTCGACGAATCCTTGGAAAGAGCCATCGACCATATTTGTAGGCAGGTTGGAGATGTTAAGCGGAAGTCCCATAAAGACATTAAGAAGCGCGTCTCGGTCGGCATTGTCAATTTCCAGGCTATGAACCTCAAAAGTAATTTGTTTTAGTAGATATTGAGGATAGGCTCGGATTTCAAGATAGAAGGCGGCTTGGCTGATAGCGTCAGACTGATTGCGAAGGGTAGTAACAATCGTTGAGGCTAGTTGGCCGTATTCGCTAATCGAGGCAAGGTCGGAATCTGTGACTGTTGAACTGCCAGTAGCTCCATAGCCAATCGTTATCGAGTTGCGAACGTCTCCGGCTCGCTTAATGATATTAAGACCCGTCCCGGTTGCGTGATTGCCGTCGAGATCGACATATCCGTTCACCGCTAGATATTCGCCTCTATGTGTGCTATCGGCGTAACCAATGCGACCTTGAGCGTCTTCGTAAATATAACCAAGGCCGGAAGTAGCCAATCGGCTAACTAAAGAATAAACATTTTCATTAAGGTTGGATTGCGAATGAAGCTCATAATCGCCCGGCTGGTCGATGTCGCCCAATCCGCTATTTTCCGCATTAGCCCAAGTAACAGTTGGGTCATAATCATTCCAAGTTACGCCAGCTGGAACTTCGTCCCAAGTGTCAAATAAAACTCCGGATAAAACTTCGTAAATCATATCGCCGTCTAGGTTATGACCTAGGTTGCCTTCGAATATGGCTCGAGCAAGACGAGCTAGTGAGCCGACTGCGAGAATGTTAATCCGTTGAGATAAGGCCGTAGATCCGCTATTGGCCACTTCGATTGATAGGTCGGCGATAAAGCCGCCGAATAATGAAACCCAGTTGCCGGAAGTGTCTTTGACTTCGATTGAGATTGGGTAATTAATCTCAAAGCTTACGTTGGCTTCATTTGTCTCTAAAAGTGAGATGTTCGCATAACCGGGTTGAGGCTGAGCATATATGTCGGTTCGGCCGCTGGTAATTGTCATCCCGGCTAAGGTGACCGAAGTAACAGTCAAGCCGTTTACTTTTACGCGATACTCAGGATTCCAAAGGGTCATACAGTTAGGGCGCTCAATCCACCAGCTGAACGACGTTCGACTGAATTTAATGCGTCCACAACAGCTCTAGTAAATCCAGTTTCATCGATAATACTTGGTGAATTAACATTGATGTAAACAGGTTGGGATGATCTTTGGTAGCCGCTTGAAGGACTGGATACAGTTAAAGCTCCAAAACCACCTTGAGGCGCCAAGTTAATCAAACCCGGAACGCTAGGGCTGGGCTGTTGCGGCATAAATTCAATTTTATTTACATTTGGCAAAAGAGGAATACTGTTATACAAATCAATCAATCCATTTATAGCAGACTTAGCACTTGCTACAAAAGACTTAATTTTATCGATTGCCGTCCCAATAATGTTTACTATTGTGCCAACTGTTTTACCAACTCCAACGATTGCGTTTACTAATGCGAACTCAAAAAGCGGAATTAGATAATCTTTAGTAAATTTCCACAAATCCATAATCGCTTCTCGATTATCCTCAAAAGCCTTTTTTATAGGCTCTAAAGCTCTATCTTTCGCCTCGACAAGCATTGGAATTAGACGATTTGTAATGTAGTCAATAAACGCGGTAACGGCTGGTAATAATGCCGCGCCAACAGATTCCTTAGTTTCATCAAAACCAATTTTGAGGCGTTGAATTTGACCTTCTAAGGTGTTCGCTTGCGTAGCGGCCGCACCACCAAAAGTCTGAGCTAATTGATTCATTGTGCCATCTAAACCAAGAGTTTTCATTTGAGCTGTTGATAGACCAATACCGAGTCGGCCTAAAGCTCCGGTATTCCCTTCGTACGCTTTACCTAATGCGTTTGATACGGCTTCAACGGATTTACCAGTAGCCGCGCTAATATCTAGGGCTAATTGAAGACTATCTTGGGCTTTGGTAAGTGATCCTGTTGCTGTGGCTAAACGTTGGAATGCTGGTCGAAGTTGATCGTCCGCAACGCCAAAACTTAGCGACATTTTTTCAATGTTTTTTTCTACCGCTCGAGTTTGCTCATCAGTTGCGCCAGTTACACTCTTAAGAGCTTTGGCGAGGCGGGCTTGAGCCGCTTCATCTTCTATGGCGGCTTTAACTCCATCAACAGCTAATTTGCCAGCATAAGCAACAGCCGCAACAGTAGCGGCGGCAAAAGCGGCGGCGGCAACTTTGCCAAACTTTTCTAACTTACCGCCGAATCCTTGGATTTCGTTGTCGGCTTGGCCTAAATTCTTTTTAAGGTTATCTATATCGGCGAGGATAGATAACTTGAGAGTTCTACTTCCGGCCATTAGTCATCCCACTTTTCAATAACTTGAGAAAACGAATTTTCCCATTTTTTAATAATGTCGGGTTGAACTCGACGCATAGTAGGCCATATAAAATAACCTTCGCTACCTTTTGATCCAAATTTAGGTGTTCGCGCTAAGAATTGTTTTAGATTATTAGAACCAAACTCAACACCAGCCAAAATCGCGTTAGTGGCTGGACGGCCTTCTCTTAATTGTGTAGTAGCTCCACCAGAAAATTTCTGACTAGCAAAACCAATTCCAAATTCGCCTACGACGCTGGATTTACTGATTTTAATACCATCTGCGATTCTAGTCGCTTGTCTTGGTCTTGGATAATTTCTAGCCGCTGACCTAATCTCGCCAACGACAAAATCTACAAGACCGCCAGTTACGCTTCGAGCTTGTTCTTTAGCCTCATCACCCATTTTACGGATGACACTAGCTATTTTTCTCAATTCACCTTTGTCATATTGAAATACGCGCTGGCTGTCATCGAACGTTGCCATTTTGCTCCTTCAATATCTCAATCGCCGTTAAAACATCTTCTCCGTCATCCCAATAAGCCATTGGAATCCCGGTTGCGATAGCCAATTCGACAATGAGTCGGCTTATGCTTCCGGTTGGATGGCTTTTGGGTTATCAGCCCCTACTTCAAACTCTGAAACAGTTTCCATCCATATATCTAGAGATTTGACTGGCTTACCAGCTGATTCCCGTTTCATCGCTGAGTAAGCAAGAAACATAATGTCCCAGATTCCGGGAGTGGTTAATTGGCTGACTGTTTTACCAGTTTCCTTTTCCCACTTCGCGTAATCGACTGGCTTAGTTATGTAAGTAGCCTCGTCTCCATTGTTATATTTAATTGTAATTTCAGTTTTCATAGCTCCCGATTCCCCGATCTCTTAGCTGAAGGTTTCTGTTGGTGTTCCGATTACTGTCATTGTCCAAGTGTCGGTGAGTGCTCCGGGAGCCGCTCCGCCAGCGCTTGGGAAGATTGGAAGAACTGTAAAGGCGAAGACTGCGCCAGTTACAGCGGTAAAGCTGACGTTGAGAGCGGTGTTAGGCGCTGACTCTGCGTCTGCCCACATAGCCTCAAACAAGGATGAAGCCGCGCCCCAATCCTGAAGTAGTTCGATTGTGAATGTCCATTGTTTATCAACGGACTTGTAAGCGCGGCCATCGAGAGTTTGATAAGTCT